AGTAGACGATTTTCGTTTATGGGACTGCTCATTTTTTAATCGCTTGGATAGACCTACATGACTAATCTCTCGGCCAGTGACAGTGGTAAGCCAAGCAGCAACTTTACGTATGGAGTATTGTTTACTGTATTGCTTAGCTTTCTCTAATGCTTCTAGCTCAAGTGGAATAGGAAGGAGCCAACCATCGTCAGCTTCGCTCTTCTTATAACCAAAAGGAATGGTGCGTCCAAGACGCGGAATAGGTACATACTCTTTATTATCAAGCGGTTGTGGCAGTATCCATTTACCAAGTCCAAGTTCTTCCATTAGTCTTCCTCGCGCTCCTTTGCTGGCAATATCATAACACCGTTAGTTGCTTCAATCTGAATCTTGTCTGTCTTAGCCAAACCAGCACGATCAAGCAAGTCTTTAGCAGCCATCATCTTTTCTTTAAGCCCCAGTTCTGTTGGATCTTCAAGAGCACCAGTAATAGCCATTGCTGCTCTGGGAGCAGTCATAGCAATGTAAAGCTGAGTGGCTTCAATGATTTCTTCTTTGAGATAGTTTGTCAACGAACGACTGCTGTATCCTTCTGAGAAGCCAGCAAGACGACGCGCTTGATTGATGTTGCCTTTAGCTTCATCAAACAGCACCTCAAGAAATTTCTTATGTTGTTCAGTTAGTTCTTTAGCCATTTGTGTTCCTTATTGTGTGGTTGTAAGATAGTTTTCTTTCACCTTCACCGACACTGTAATGACAGCGTCTGTGCTAGCCAGTCCACGTAGGACATCGTTAGGTTGAAGAATGAAACCATCTGTTAACTGAAGGATGCTATTGGGAGATAGCTTCACCAGTTCAGCAATGGTGTAGTAAACGGCAGTAACGGAGTCGTACCAATCAAGAGATACCGTCACTGTTATATTAGATGCGTTGGAAATAATAATGCTATCCACACTAGATTCGTAGCGTGGAGGAACAGTGTAGACAACTGAGTTGGTAAGCGCTAGCACCTTACCTAGTGTTCTATTTTTAGTTGCCATTATCGTTGTTCAATCCACGTAATAGAGCCTACAGCATCTTTGTTTGCATTGACTGCTGCAATCGCAATTGTAAAGGTGTCGCTCACAGTGCCTAATGCGCTGCGGCCAATTTGATAGTTTGCTTTCTCATTAAGCTTGTTAATGATAGAACTACCAGCATTTATAAAGCCTGATTCTAAGACAATGCCACCACTAAGAGCACCAGTGGAGCTAGTGTTGTATTGCACAAAAGAGTTTGTATCAGCTTGATCAACCCAAGTTCCGTTCAACGTTGCATTGCGAACAAGCTTATAATAGATGCTAGTGTTATCAAGAGTTGCTGCTTGAAATAAATCTGGCAAGACAACACCCTTCAGCGTTCCACTATTAAGCCTAATGCTAACAACAGGATAGAAAGTGTTGGCTGATGAAAGATTGACACCATCAAGAGGTGTCAAAGCGTTCTGCAATGTACCAAGCCTACCAGTAGTGCCTTCGATGACAAGAGAGTTGCTACCTTGATACATGTGATGTGTACCTGCCACACCTGTTGTATTCTTAAGCTCAAGTCTAATTGGTAAGAACGGAGTTTGGCACCAAGGAGTTGCTAATACATTCCCAGTGTTGAACGTGTGAATAACACGCTTCTCACCATTGATGACAAAACTAAAGATTACTTGACCAGCACCATACCATTCATAGTCAATACAAATAATCTGCTGAGCATTGGCATCAGCAACAATGCCGCTTTCACCAGTGCCATCAAGCTTGTCGCCATTCCAACTTGCACGAGCAATACGGCTTATTGTTGGTGAACCACCATTGCTGTCAATGATGACACAAGCATAGTCACCACCGTTGTCTTCAAAATAAACACCATCAGTTCCATCAAACAAACCAAAGCGTCTGCGAATACCAGCAACAGGAGTCATCAACCTAACAGCAAACGTTAGCTCTGAGCTACGTCCCGGAATGTAACGCTGTACGTTATGGGTTTGTCGAATTGTCTCTGAGTCGAGCGTGCTGGTGACAGCCATATCAACAGAGCTTGTGGCTACATTGAATGTGGCAGCGCCACCATTGCTAGTGCCTGTGTCCCATACATCAGTCTCAATACCATATTGAAAGGTGTTGAAGAAGACGACTTCAGGATTGGATACCTTCAGTCGTCCCTTGCTGGTGTAGTCACCAACACTTGCTGTAATAGGTGGAACTGGATATACAGAGATCATTTACTTATTCTTTGGTTTAGCTTTAGCAACATTGGCTTTAGACAATGCAATGGCTTGCTTAGGGCTGGTGACAACTTTGCCACCCTTGCCGCTATGCAAACCTTTGATGTCTACAGGATAATCAAGGCTTCTCATTTATCAGACCATTTGGAATGTAAAGACCAGTACGCAGCACTCATCTTACCCTTAGCAATGTTGGCAGCATGCCTTGCTTTAAATGCTTCATTGCGCTTAGTTCCTACAGGACTACCTTCAACATTTTGCTGTCCAAAACGAATAAGTTTTATCTCATCACCACTCTTAGCCAGCACAGCGTGACTCTTCGTTGGATGATCAGGAGTCTTCTTAGGTTTGTTGTAACCAGAAAACTCTTCACTGCCACGTTTGATGGTTGTCATCACCGATACCTCGCTGTCTTCTTAGCAACCGCTTTAGGTTGTGCAACCATCTGCTTACCCTTAGCAGTGCCTTCACGCTTAGCCTTAGTCGTTGCAGCATACTCCGCTGGTGACAAAGCCTTGATAGCAGCCTTCGGTAGATAGCGCTCACCTGTAGCCTTAGAAGCTTTGCCGCTCTTAGTCTGCCAGTCTTGCGCTGTCCAATCTTTCAAAGACTTCTGTGGTGCTTTCATTTCTTCTTCGCTGGTGCTTTGTGTGTCAACACCTTGCTGGTGGCAGTATGCTTAGCACCCGTCATCAGCGTGCTACCACTCTTGTGCAGTGGGCCTGTGTAAACTTTGCCATTTGGCAGATAGTGAGTAGCGTCTTTACTCATGATGTGTAGCCTTCTCCATTTTCCTTTAAGTACAAAGTGGCCGCCTTGCCTGCCCACTTTTCAAAAAACTTGTAGAAGTCAGTTAGGGGTTTCTCAACTTCACACTTTGAGCAAAGCTTGGTCATCGGTACGAACCGCCCTTAGCTTTATATTGCTTAGCAACCATTTGTGCTTTTCTACCGCTCCATTCGTTAGCGTCACCGCCCTTGCTACCAGCCTTCACCTTTGCAACCAAAGCTTTACGCATAGTTGGCTTGGTATAGTTGCCAGCAGCATTCACTGTAGATTTTGGTTTAGCTGCTGGCATGTTACTTCTTAGGCTTCTGAGCAGGTGGCATTGAAGCGCCACAATTAGCCATACCGCCTTTGGCATAGCCAGTAGCCATACCACCTTTGTTCATTTTGCCTACACCATCAGCAGCAAAAGCAGGAACCTTCTTGCCGTCTTTAGCAACCATAGGCATACCACCATACATCATTTTCATTTTGTTCATCATCATTTACCACCCTTCTTAGTCATGCCACCCTTAGCCATCTTAGGCTTACCAACACCAATCATGATGGCAATGGCTGGCTTCTTTTCCATTGCTTTCATTGGCTTCTTAGAAGCAGCACCACCCTTAGCCATTGCTGGTTTAGTCTTAGACATATCCATATTCATTTTCTTTTTAGCGACAACAGCACCACCCTTAGCCATTCCTAGATTACCAAGAGACTTCTCAAGCTCATTGGCTTTATCCAAATACTCATTACGCACATCCTGTGGCAACAACTTGTCTTCAGCAATCTTACGAAAGCGTGCAATCTTCTGTGGGACAGATTCATTAGGAACTTTGGTAGCCATTATTTTCTTTCAATAAAAAGGGCAACAGCCCACTGACAATAGTTGTAACACAACACCATTCAAAAGCGCAGCTTACCTTTACGATCTCGCCACCCTTCAGCTTTCATCGCAGCTTCCACTCTGTCTAACGGAAAATAGAAACCTGTGTGCTTTTCTAAAGCAGCCCTAACAAAGTAAACATCAGAATGAGGGATGTGAACAACATCACCCCTGTCAGCATGTATAGCTTTATAGGCTGTTGACGCTGCGCTGTATGGTGCAACATCAATCATGCCAGCAGCAACAACTTCAGCTTTAGTTAAACAAACAGTGGTAGTTTTCATATTATTATTTTAACACTACTTGCTACCGCCCTTGTTTTGTTTTAACCAAAAGAAGGCTATATAGGACTTTATAGCGGTGACAGCTAGGTAGAAGATTTGATAATAGACTATATAAGTTTGTTGCTAACAACTGTTGCTGATGTTTAGCTGACACCGATGGTTTGTTTTCTATAGCATGCTTCTTACTATATAGGACTTTATAGTGGTGACAGCTAGGTAGAAGATTTGATAATAGACTATATAAGTTTGTTGCTAACAACTGTTGCTGATGTTTAGCTGACACCGATGGTTTGTTTTCTATAGCATGCTTCTTACTATATAGGACTTTATAGTGGTATTAGTAATATCAGCTAGCTACAGATTTGAATAAAGGACTATATATGTTTGTAACTATCATCAGCTACCATCAGCGCTGATGAACGTTGATAGATGTTGTTGTCTTCTTAGTCCCCCTAATCCCCCAATGTAGGTAAGTTTTACCGTTTTAGAAAATGTTGTCAAGCTTTATTTTTTCATTGTGTTGTTTTATTGTTACATAGGAGCTAGTGCGGTAGTCATCATGATAGCTACCACTGATATGTCACGTTAGCTACCACCGATAGTCAAGATTGTAGCAAGCCGCTTGTAGCAAAGGATAGCACAGGCTTGTTTAAACGACGCAGGCTGCATTTAAATGGGGTAGTTGATGTCAGGGTAGCGTCAACCAGTCGCAACGCCTTAGAGAGGCCACAACGAAAGCATTGTGTGTGGGAAAGGCTGAGTAGACCTCTGTGGTTAACAACTCCATTTTCCTGATTTTTGTACGTGGCTGTATATATATAGCGTACACCCCCCCTATGGCCCACACCCACCCCACCTGCGGCTGCGCAGGGCTGCGTGCATGTCATGTGCATGTTAGCTGCCGGAGGTGAGTGTGATGCAGCTGCGCATATTCACCCATCATTCAAAAGAGTCTTAAAAATCAATGACTTACATGCATGTAAAAACTGATTCAAAATCAGCTAGGTAATCATTGTTTTGTGACTGATCAGTCACTTTTTATAC